GACTGGGGCATGACTGAAGAAGAGATTCCTGACCCGCTGATGGACTACGCCATCGAGGCTTGGGTGATCGGTACTTGGGTAATCAAGGCCGTTTTGAACCCAGACCCACTGGGGCGCAAACCTTACTACAAGGCATCCTATGAAGAAGTTCCGGGCGCGTATTGGGGTAATTCTGTTGCTGATTTGTGTCGCGATGCGCAGGACATCTGTAATGCAGCTGCGCGTGCGCTGGTAAACAACATGTCTATTGCTTCTGGTCCTCAGGTGGTCTACAACATTGACCGCTTACCTCAGGGCGAGAACATCACACAGATGTACCCATGGAAAGTATGGCAAGTCACTTCCGACCCGATGGCCGGTGGTGCAGCGCCCATGCAGTTCTTCCAACCATCTAGCTTGTCTGCTGAGCTCATGGCTGTGTATGAGAAATTCTCTACGCTGGCTGACGAGTACACCGGCATTCCTAAGTACATGACCGGCGAGAGCATGGCAGGCGGCGCAGGCCGTACAGCCTCCGGCATGAGCATGATGATGTCGAACGCTGGCAAAGCCATCAAGCAAGTCATCTCGAACATCGACGAGAACGTCATCCGTCTGGCTATCGAACGGTTGTATTTTTACAACATGCGTTACGGTGACGACCCAGACCTGAAGGGCGACGTCAACATCGTTGCACGCGGCGCGACCTCGTTGCTAGTCAAAGAGCAAGCTCAGATGCGTCAGAACCAGTTCTTGCAGATTGCCTTGTCTAACCCGCTCACTCAGCAAATCGTCGGTGTCGAAGGCATCGCAGAATTGTTGCGTCAGTCGGCCAAGACTCTTGACCTCAATCCAGACAACATCGTGCCCCCAGTGGAAATCATCAAGGCACGTATGGCTCAACAGGCGCAGCAAGCACAAGCTGCTCAGCAACAGCAGTTAATGCTGGAACAGCAGAACGGCCAAGCCCAAGCAGGTGGTACGCCACCTAACGCACAACCCGGTGCTACGCTCGCAAACGGAGCTCCGGTCACAAACAATTTTGCTCCTATGAGCGGAGTTGGCTCTTGACAACAGTAGAATGTTGTACATAATCGCATCAACCTAACGGAGAAATCCCATGCAAGCAATCCAACCTAAAGAGTCACGCTCAGCCGAGTACGCTCAAACTTCTGCCAAAACTGACGGCATGTCTAAAGGCCCAGCCTCTCAAGGCAACGGCGGTTCAGACGGCGGCATCTTCGCTACATTGAAGCGCGGCGGCAAAGAAGTTGCACAAGAATCCGCTAAGACCGACGGTCTCTGCAAATAATGTCAGTGCGAGTTGACGAGCGCGTAGCTCGTTGCCTTACACTACTCAAATCGCAAGAGTTCCAACCACTGGTAGAATTCTTGCAACTGACACACGCAGACACGCTAACGCGCCTGTGTACGTCGAGAGAAAAAGATGAAATGCTCCGGCTGCAAGGCCGGGCGTTGCAGGTTAAGGAAATCCTTGACCTTGTCGATGAAGGTAGCACTTTGTTGGCTAAAACCCGTAGACAATGAGCCTACCCGCAAGGGCGCTTGGAGTCAAAAATTTAACCGTAGTAGCTGACCGTAAGCGTGAGTGGGCATACCGTAACTGGAGCCCTCCAGCGTAGTCGGAGCGAAGGAGATAGAGATGTCATTGCCTCGTGCTGTTCAACAGCAAGTTGAAGATGCTGACGCGCTTGTAGCGCAGCTAAATGGAACCCAGCCTGTTAACCCGGACACTGGTGAACCAATAGTCACAGACCCTCAACCTGAACCCGAACCACAACCGCAAAATGTCTCGCCAGAGCCAGAAGCGAAGCCAGCGGTATCCGAAGAAACGTGGGAACAGAAGTACCACACTCTGAAGGGTAAGTTTGACGCTGAAGTGCCGCGTCTGTACGCGCAAGTCCGTGAGATGAACAGCCAAATCGGCCAACTGACCACAGACCTCGCAACAGCCAAAGCAGTTCAAACTCAACCTGTTCCGGCCTCAACTCCGTCTCTAATCACTGAACAAGACAAAGAAGCATTTGGCTCCGACTTGATCGACTTGATTGAGCGAGCAACTGAAGCAAAGCTTGCGGGCAGCCGCAGTCTAGAAGCTAAGTTGACCGCAGAGATCGCCGAACTGAAGGGCAAGCTAGGTAATGTGACCGAGCGTCAAGTAGTGTCCGATAAGGACCGCTATGAAAGCGCTCTGGCAACCGCAGTACCAGATTGGCAAGCCCTGAACGTAGACCAAGGTTTCTTGAATTGGTTAGCAGAAGTGGACCCCGTCTACGGCATGCCTCGCCAGTACGCGCTCACAAACGCGTATGAAGCACTAGATGCACACCGTACCGCCACTATTTTTAACCAGTACAAGAAGTCACTGGCCCCGGCACCCCAGTCGAACAGCCGTCCGAATCTTAATAGTCAAGTAGCACCGACCCGCTCGCGTACGTCGCCAGCGCCTACGAATCCCAATGTGGACAAGCGTGTCTATTCTCAACAGGATATTGACGCGTTCTACGCTGAGTGGAGACGTGGCATGATTGACGAGGCAGAAGCGGTGCAGATCGAAAAAGATATCCACGCCGCCACTACTGAGGGCCGCATCCGCTACTAAGCAATGCACCAAAGGACATGGCGGTTGAACCAAACCGTTTTTTAACAGAAGGAAGACCACCATGTCTACAATCACCGCAGCAGCAGCCTATCCCATTAACTCCGGCGGTTTCAACACCCCCGGCGGCCAAGTAGCTTACTCAGGTACAGCCTACTCTGGTTCTTTCATTCCAGCCCTCTGGTCTGGCAAGTTGGCACAGAAGTTCTATGCCGCCACCGTGTTCGGCGAAATCGCTAACACCGACTGGCAAGGTGACATCACCGGTATGGGTGACACTGTCATCATCAACACTATCCCTTCAATCACAATCAACAGCTACTCTGTTGGCCAAAACTTGGCTTACGAAGTTCCAGCTCCTTCGACCATCAGCTTGGTCATCAACAAGGGCAAGTACTTCGGTGTGAACGTGAACAACGTGTTGGAATTGCAAGCTAAGCCAAAGTTGATGGACATGTTCACCAACGACGCTGCCATGCAAATGAAGATCAACATCGACAAAGACGTGTTGTACACCAACTTCAACCAAGGCGACGCTGCTAACCAAGGCGCAACTGCTGGTGCTATCTCCGGCGGTTACAACCTCGGTACAGACGCATCTCCAATCACTTTGACTGCTTCTAACATCTTGTCTAGCATCACTGCTTTGTCAAGCGTGTTGGACGAAGCCAACGTGCCTGAGACAGACCGTTGGTTGATCTTGACTCCAACAGAGCGTCAAATCTTGATGCAATCTAACTTGGCTCAAGCTCAGTTCATGGGCGACGCTTCTAGCGTTTTGCGCAACGGCAAAATCGGCATGATCGACCGCTTCACTGTGTACGTGTCGAACTTGGTTCCACGCGGCGCTGTGAACAAGACTTGGATGAACCCCAACACTGGCACTGATGCCACTGGTACAGGCAACGCCAAGCGTCACGCCATCTTGGCTGGCCACAAGTCTGCAATCACTTTCGCTTCGCAAATCGCTAAAGTGGAAAGCTTGCAAAACCCTAACGACTTCGGTACATTGGTGCGCGGCTTGAACGTGTACGGTACTCAAGTTGCCCAGCCAAAAGGCTTGGCACTGTTGGTCGCCGCAGGTTAATCTCCTCGCGGAGACGGGCGGGGGCTTCGGCCCCTGCTTTTAAATTAACCTTAGGAGAACGACATGGCAGTACTAGACGACTTAATCGCCAGCGGTTTATCTCTCCCTCAAGCTCAAGCTGTAGTAGCTGAAGACACCACCGCCAACATTAATGGCTTGGTTTCGGCAGGCTTCACTTACACTCAAGCTTTAGGCATTACCGGTCTTGATGCAGGCACGGCAACTGCGGGCAACTTAGTTGCTCAAGGTTTGTGGGCAGGCACGCAAGTTCCGGCGATTACCGCAGCATTAGCAGTAACAGCGTAAGGCAAAAATGGGCACGGTAACAGCACAAACCATCATTGACAAAGCGTCAGTCCAGCTGATCGACTTGGCCAACATTCGTTGGACTCGTTCGGAACTGTTGGCTTGGCTCAACGACGGTATGCGCCAAATTGTGCTCATCCAGCCGAGCGCTTCCTCGACCACCGTCTCAAAAAAGCTAGATGCTGGCACTCGCCAGTCTCTGCCTACGGGCGGTTGGTTGTTGCTTCAGATGTATCGCAACATGGGCACCACAGGCACTACGCCGGGTCGCGCCATTCGTATTGTGTCTCGTGAGTTGTTGGACAACTTCAACCCCAACTGGCACACCGCCACGGCAGCAGCCGAGGTGCGTAACTACATCTACGACACACAGGACCAGACAGCGTTCTATGTGTACCCGCCTAATACGGGCACTCAGTATGTTGAGCTGAACTACTCGGCCCAGCCTACGAACTTGACCTCTGAATCAGAAGTCATCCCAATTTTCGACATCTACCAATCTGCTTTGGTGGACTACATCCTTTACCGCGCTTGTAGCAAAGACGCTGAGTACGCCCCCGGCCTCCAACTGGCTCAGGGTTACTTGTCTACGTTTGTTGCTGCTGTTGGCGGTAAGGCTCAGACTGAGGTATCGAACGACCCTGTTCAGGCCCTCAACCCACGTAACACCTCTGTACCCGGGTCACAATCATGAGCGAAGTTTCCTACGAAGTCTTCTTGCCCGAGGTCATGCCGTTCGTCCGTGACGTGCCTGAAATCGTGGCCGTGCAGGCCATTCGCAACGCGGTCATCGAGTTTTGTGAAGAGACGCACTATATCCAAGAAAACCTCGACCCTATGACCGGCCAGAAGAACGTCGGTTTGTATGAGCTCGAGGCTAACGACTCCAACTACAAAGTAGTGGAGATCATGCAGGCGTACTACGGTGACCAGCTCTTGATTCCTAAGTCTCAGGAAGAGCTGAATCAAATCTACCGTACGTCAAACTGGGAAGACCTTAAGGGTAATCCCTACTATTACTTTCGCACACGCTCGAACGTGATGCAGTTAGTTACGAAGCCCGAGACGACGGCGCAAAACAAGCTGAAGGTAAAGGCAGCACTCGCGCCTAAGCGTTCGTCTACAACGGTCACTGACGAGCTGTATGAGCGTTTCCTTGAGCAGATTGCTATGGGCGCACGCGCACGCTTGTACAACACTCCTGACCAGCCATACTATGACCCAGCAGCAGCCGGTGTCTACACGAAGCGTTTCAACGACATCATGGCCGAAGTCCGCACTCGCGTGTACAAGGGCTTGACCCGTGCTTCTGCACGCATTGAATTCCAGAGGTTCGCATGAGTGAAAAGATTAAGCTTGTCCAAGGTGACACCCGCCCCGCGCTGGTGTGCAATCTCACGGATTCAACAACCGGCGCAGTGGTCAACATCGTTGGAGCTACGGTTGTCCTGAAATTCCGCGCTACTGGGGCAACAGAGCTTCAGGCTACTGTGCCCGGCACCGTAACAGATGGTGTAAATGGGCAAGTCACGTTCTATCCTGCTTCTGCCCCCGCAATGCTTGAAGGCGCTGCCGGTGACTATGAAGGCGAGATCGAAGTCACGTTCTCCGACTCTCAGATTCAGACCGTTTACGACGTTCTGAAGTTCCGTCTCCGCGAGGACTTCTAATGTCAGACCGGTCACTACGTGCTAGTGTCACGTTAGTTGATTTACAGGCAACCACTACTCGTGTAGTGCCAGTTGCAGAGATTGACTACGTCTTACTAACAGTGGCCGCTGCGATGGATACCTCAGGGCGGTATCGGTACATGACCGATGCGTTCACTGTAGTCGATGGGATTAGCTTTTCGTTGTCGAAGAGTCTGACAGACTCATTTGAGTTCGCAGACACTGCACCCACATTTGTTGTGTCGAAGCTACTTGCTGACTCAGTATCGTTTACTGAAGTGTTCAGCGCTATCTTGGTTTTCCTGCGGGACTTCACTGACACGCAAGTCTTTACAGACTCCGCCGCGTGGACTATAGACAAGCCACTGGCAGACACTGTTACTTTCGCAGAGGCCAAGTCATTTGTCCTGACGCGCTCGTTCTCTGATGGCTTTGCCATGAACGATTCTTTCGACATGGGCGACGGCGCGATGTTCACGGTCACGAAATCTATTAACAACGTAGTCTTCCTCAGTGACGCAATTTCGCAGATAATCAGTAAACCCATAGCGGATTCTGTCACCATGACTGACAGCGGCGTAGGGAGCATGCAGGACTACTGCGACATCACTTATTTTGCCGGGGACTACGTCGGCATCGGTTTCACGTTTTAAGGAGTGGGAAATGAACCTGCAAGAAAATGTTAAGTTTACTGGCGACGTTAGCGTCGTTGTCTACAACCCTTCGACTGGTGAAGTCAAGGACCGCCGCGAGATTAAGAACCTCGTTGTTACCGCAGGCAAGCAATTTATTGCTTCTCGCATGGTTGGCACTGCCGCTAACATCATGAGCCATATGGCCCTCGGTGCTGGCACTACAGCCGCCGCCGTTGGTGATACTGCATTAGGCTCAGAGCTCGGTCGCGTTGCGCTGACTACTGGTACTGCTACTGGTGCTGTTGTGACATACACAGCCACATTTGGTGCTGGCACTGCTACTGGTTCTGTAACTGAAGCCGGTGTGTTGAATGCTTCTAGCGCGGGCACCTTACTGTGCCGTACAGTGTTTGCAGTGGTGAACAAAGGCGCTGACGACGCAATGGCTATCACTTGGGCGATCACCGCTAGCTAAGGAGTTAGCACATGACAACCATCGTCACCCGCGCTGGCAAGGGGTCTCCGCTGACCAACGCGGAGGTCGATGCCAACTTTACAAACCTCAATACTGACAAGATTGAGGTCGCAGATGTACGCACCCTTACGAACAAAACTATCGACTCCATCACTAATACGGTAGGAGCCGATCACATCCACTTTAAGATTAAAGCCACCGAGGCGGTCGCGAAGGGGGACGTCTTAAAAGTCACTGGATACAACTCCGGTGAAGACGCGATTGAGGTCGCCAAGGTCTCTTCCGCAGCAGACATAGCTGTAGGCCTAGCGCATGACACCTTAACGTCCGGAAGCTTTGGAGCGCTCATCAACACCGG